CTGGAATCTTCAACAGCGCGGTCTTCAATAACGCCATCTTCAATGTCGGCGCTGAGGTCGCGGCTCCTTCTGCCACTCCTGGCCGCGTTCTTCGCATCCCCGGCCTGCATCGGGTCGAGGACGAGGACGAGAAGCGTGCCCGGCGCATCAGGGAAGGAACCATCCCTGCGCCTGTCGTTCCGGCAACCGAGGGCCAGCCAGCCCAGCTAGTCTACTTCAAGGAGTCCGCACGGCTTGCCAAGGCCATAGCGAAGGCAGCAGCAGAGGCAGCAGCGGCTCGGGCCGAGATAGCCGCCCTCGAAGCCAAGATTGCTGCGGCGCACAAGAAACGCAGGGAGCGGCTTGAACATGAACTTCTCCTTGTGCAACAACGACTTACGCTACTTGCCGTGCAGGAAGCCGTGTGGCGCGAGGAAATGGAAGCTGTGGAGATCGCCTTCATCGCGCTGGTCGTCATAGGAGTCATGCAATGACATTCTGGGAAGTGGTGATGCTGATAATCCTTCTGCCTGTCATCCTGCTCATTATGTGGCTGGCACTGGCCCTGGTCGCACAAATCCTGCGCGCCGTGTACATTTTTTGCGAAACGCTCTATGAGGCGATATTCGGATGAACTGGAACGCTCAATTCATGGAAGCCTATCCGAAGGCCATCGACTTCGATGAGGAGGAGTACCTGGCCGACCGGGATGCCGCCGACCTGTTCGCAGTTGCTCACGGCTACCGCTTGGCAGGCTACCGACTGGGCCGGGCGGTGTTTACAACGAAAGATCCTGACCCGGAGAGAGATCCGGCGAAGGATGAAGCCGCCAGCGTGCCGGCACATGCGCGCAACCCTAGCGGGACACCCCGCGATGGAGGTACTTGACTATGGATGAAAAAGAGATTACCGTCCCTGCAACTTCGGACGGTGCTGTTGGCACCGAACCCAGGACCGAAAGAAAGGTGGTCACTGGCGAAGTGGGCGAATACATCGTAGACGCCCCCATACCCGCAGAAGGCGCGGAGGACCAGAAGCCGAAACCGCCCGCAGGCGACGACAAGGCTGCGGAGTCAGGCGAAGGCGATAAAGGCACGCCCGAGCAGCAGGAAGAAAAGAAGCGCTCCAAGTTCCAGCGCAGGCTTGACCGGCAGAAGGAAGCCCGGTTCGCGGCTGAAGCTGAAGCGAAGGTGCTTCGAGAGCAACTTGCTGAACTCAAGGCGCGGCCACCCGCCGCAAGCGACCCAAAAGAACCGCAACGCGATCAGTACGACGATTACGAGACGTACCTGCGCGCCGTCACGAAGTACGACGCCGAGCAGATCGCCTCGAAGTCACTGAAAGCGGAGCGCGAGGAACGCGAGCAGCGGGAGCAGGAACGCGGCAAAGCCTCTGGACAGGAAAAAATCGCTAAGGACTGGTCCGAACGCGAAGGTGCCTTCCAGAAGGACACTAAGGATTACGTCGAGATCGTGTCTGCATTCATGGACGATGGCATAGGAAGCCTATCCAACGAAGCGCGGCGCGCAATCGTGGAATCCGAGGCAGGACCGCAACTGCTGTATCACCTAGCCCAGAACGACGAAGACGCAGAACGGATTTCGGCTCTCACGCCACTGCGACAAGTCGCGGAGTTGGGCAAGCTGGAAGTGAAGATGACGACCAAGGCGGCGAAACCCGCCAAGATGCCATCCGAAGCCCCGGCCCCGATCTCCACGACGAAAGCAGGTGCAAGCGTACTCCAGGGATACCGCGAAGGAATGTCAGACGCGGAATACCGCGAGTGGCGCAAAGGACAAGGCGCGAGATGGGCAAGATAACGAAGTAGGAGGGCGCCACTGCCGGGAGGCAAGCGGCCATCCCATAGACGGAGTACCCGATGACCAACACCCTTGTAACGTCTTCAATCGTCGCCCGCGAGACGCTGGCGATCCTGAAGAACATGCTCTCGTTCTCGGCGAACGTGAACCGGGACTGGGAGGACGAGTTCACCAGCAACATGAGCCGTGGCTACGCTCCGGGGCAGACCATCAACATCAAGCGTCCCCCGCGCTACACCTACCGCGCTGGTAGGGTGGCGGTCCCGCAATCCACCGTCGAGACGACCGTTCCGCTGACGCTCTCCCAGGGCGGCTGCGATGTGAACTTCACGTCTCTGGAGCGCACGCTGTCCCTCCCGAAACTGGAGGACAAACTGCAAGCGGCCATTGCTCCGGTTGCGAACGAAATCGACCGTCAAGGGCTGCAACTCGCGCACTTCCAGACCTTCAACGCGCTGAACGTGGCTGGTACTCTGCCGACCACGCAAGCGGCTGCGCTACAGGTCATCACGGATGCGAACGCACGTCTGGATGAGATGGCGGCCCCGCGCGACAAGCGGCGTTGCCTCATCACGAATCCGCGCCTGAACGGTGCTCTGATCCAAGGTCTGGCGGGCCTGTTCAACAACTCCACGACGATTGGCAAGCAGTACCAGTCGGGCATGATGGTCGATTCCCTGGGCCTCGCCTACGGGATGGATCAGAACGTGGACGTTCATGTGAACGGCGCTGCGACCGCGACCAACATCAACGGCGCTGGTCAGACTGGTTCCACGATCACTGTCGTAGCGGTCGCTGGTGGCACGTTGACCAGAGGAACGGTCATCACGCTGCCAAACGTGTTTGCGGTCAACCCGCAATCGCGTGTATCGACAGGGGTGCTTGCCCAGTTCGTCGTTACGGCGGACGTGGCTGCAGCGGCGACCTCCATCCCGATCAGCCCGGCACTCGTGACTTCTGGAGCCTTCCAAAACGTGACGGGATCGCCGACGACTGCAGCGCCATACGTCATCATGGGTGCGGCCTCCACGTCCTACGCGACGAACGTGGCCTTCCACAAGGATGCTTTCACGCTGGCGATGGTGCCGATGTGGGCGCCGCGTGGCGGTAAAGGCGTCATCGACGTGGCGCAGCGCACGGAGGACGGCTTCACGCTGAAAGTGACCGAGTTCTACGATGGCATCAACGACAACTCGATCATGCGGATTGACGTTCTGTTCGGGTGGGCTGCGACCTACCCCGAGCTTTCGACCAAGATCTACACGGTCTAACCCGTAACCGGAAAAGAGGAAACGATCATGGCTGTACTTCTGAACAGGGCATACCAAGGCTACCTCGCCGGTACGGTTGTCAACCTGCCGACGAGCATCGAAAGTTCGCTCGTAGCGCAAGGGCTGGCAAGTGCATCTGCGGTGGCAAGCACCACGACGGGAGCGGTGACGGCGAACGTGCCTACGGGCATTTGCGCCATCGCTGCGGGTTCATCGTCTGTGGTCATTACGAACAACTTGGTGGATGCAAGCACGCCAGTTTGGGCTGCTGTATCGCAGGCTTCCGCAGATGTAACGCTGCTTCGTGTCGAGCGCATTCTGACTGCCGCCGGGTCGTTCACGATCTACGGCACGGCGAACGCGACCGCCACCACGCTCGTCAAGTGGTCTATCCTCAATCCCATTGGGATGACCGAGACGAATTAAGTCTGCCGTGACTAGCGCCCCGCGCCGCGTTAATAGCGCGTCTCGGGGCGTATTTTTTAGGGAGTAGAGAATGCCCGTTGTGTTGCTCCCCTCGCCGCCGCTCACGGCACGAGCGGCCTCGCAGTTGATTCAGGACGCGCTCGCCCTCTGCAATTGCGTCGGCGTAGATCAGACGCTAACTGCCGCAGAGACTACCGACGCCCTCCGCATCCTGAACGACTTGATCGAGGACTGGTCAACCCAATCCCTCGCCATCTACGGTCTTGCGAACCAGACCTTCAACACCGTAGCAGGGCAGGCGACCTACACCGTGGGCGTGGCCGGCGACTGGAACACGAATCGCCCGGTACGCATCAACGCAGACGCATACTCGACCATCCAAGGCACCACGTTTCCTTGCGTCCCCATCACGCAGGGCGAGTACGATCTCATCGCGGTCAAGACGCAGCCGCAGGAGTACCCGGACCACTACCTGTATGTGAACGAGTACCCGCTCGGTCTGGTGACGCTCTGGCCCGTACCGAACGCCATCACGCCGATTACGTTCTCCATCGACATGCTGCTACTGTCGGTGACGAACGCGGCGACCGTGATGGAGTTCCCGCCCGGCTACATGAACGCCTTCAAGTACGCGCTTGCAGTGATGCTTGCGCCGAGTTTCGGTGCGAAGATCCGCGAGTACCCGGACGTGGTTGCCATCGCCGACAGGTCGCTCGGGAACATCAAGCGGGCGAACGCGAAGAACAAGCAGCGCGTCATGCGCTCAGACTCGATGTATAGCGATGAAGGTAGCGGCTGGCAGGCCGACTAGAGACGGGGATTCTGATGGCGCGTATTCCTCTCTTTGGCATCGGCATCACGGCAAAGTCTCCGTTCGTGACCGCCAAGCGGTTGCAGAACGTCTACGTCGAAAAGCGCCCGCAGGGCGAGAAGTCCCTGCTCGTCGGCTATGGAACTCCGGGGCAGACGCTGTTCGTGGATTTTGGCGAGACCCCGCTTCGTGGCGGCATGGAGTTCCCGCAGAACAACGTCGCCTACGTCGTGCATCGCGGCACGCTCTGGGAGGTCAACAACGCAGGCACCAAGACAAGCCGGGGGACGCTGCTGACCACCACTGGTCGCGTGTCGATTGAACACAACGGCGTTCAGGTGATGATTACGGACGGCACTGCGGGATACATCTACAACACCAGCACGCTCGCCTTCGCGCAGATCTCGGACCCAGATTTCCCCGCACTTCCCATTACCTGTGCTGTTCTGGGCCGCAGGTTCATCGCCAATTTCGTGAATTCCGGCAGGTTCTACGTTTCGGACATCGACAATGGCCTTGCGTGGGACGCGCTCAACTTCGCCAACGCGGAGTCAAACCCGGACAACATCGTTGCGGTGTGGGTGTCGAACGGCCAACTGATCCTGCTCGGCCAGAGGACCACGGAGTTCTGGGGCAATTCAGGGGCG